CAACGGTATCAAGCGCGTTGATTACACAATTATTCTTCAGATCTACCAGCACTCATTTGTACGAAATGCAGAAGACGCAATGACAGATTTTGATACGCTTATTGACGCTATCAAAACACGCCTACGTTCAGATCACCGATTTGGGGATACGAACGGTACTTTGGTGTGGCAAGGTGCTGAACCGCGTATCACTACGCGTTACGGTGAGCCTTCAACGGCTGAAGAAGGCATGACGGAGACGTATGCTGAGGTAGAATTTGAAGTCACAGAAATGATCCACGCATAGGGAGAAAACAAATGAAATACAGATACACAGGAACAGACTCACGCGTGTTCCCTACGTTGGGGATTATCGTGAACCCAGGTGAAGAATTTGACGCACCTGATAACTTAGACGTGCCTAATGTTGTACAAGCAGGCGCATACAAAGCAGTTCCAGTACCACCAGCCACGTCTGCCGCGTCAGACAAAACATTAGGAGAGTGAATAAATGTCAGTACAAAATAGCGTACGCAGTTTTATAGGTATCGCAAAAGAGACCACAAAAGGTACAGCAGTTGCACCAACGGATTATTTGCTTGTTATGAGCGATAGCGTCAAGCCAGTTGACGTGATTGATCCGCTATACGACAAGGGATTACGTGGGGCGCTAGTAGATAGTTACAACTACATTCCTGGTCGCACACGTTCAACCTTTGATTTTAGTTCAGCAGGATTTCCTGACGGAATTGGATACGCGCTAACAGGTTTACTAGGCGCTTGCGCAACAACTGGCGCTTCAGCACCGTACACGCACACAATCTCATTGAAAAACAGTCTTACAGCAGCAGCAGACGCTCAACCACTCTCATACACAATCACTGATTTTTATGCAGCAGCGGTTCGCGCCTATCCTGGTTTGCAGTTTACTGATTTCTCATTGAAGTTCAATGCTGACGGTTTGTTGGAGTATGACGCAAAAACAACAGGTTGGGCTTCAGCCTCAGCCTCAACCCCAACGCCTACTTTCAGCACAATCCTTCCAACACCAGTTTGGACAGGTACAGTGTCAATTGGCGGATCTCCAGTATCAACCGCAGTGTCAGGTAACATTGACATGAAGCGTCCAGTAACGCCTATTTACGGTATCTCTAACACTCAAAACCCTTACTCAGTGTTTGTGGGAGCAGTAGAGACAACAGGCAAGTTTACTTTCGTAATGGAAGACAACACTGAACTCACACGCTTCTTGACCAATACTCAGCCTGCGATTATCCTTAACTGGAGTCAAGGCGCAAGTGCGGCACTCACTCAGATCCAAGCCACAATCACAAAGGGTGCTTACACAGCAGCAGTGATTGAGCGCGGTTCAGATTATGTCCAAGTTTCAATTGACCTCAACGCTCAGGGTAATACTACTGACGCTGGAGCAAGCGGTGGATTTGGTAACATCAAGTGGGAACTCAAGAACGCAAAAGCAGCAAACACGTACATCTAATAGATCCAAGCATTGGGGCGGTCAGGTTGATCGTTGAATTGCCTTCCAGCGATCCCGCGCCCCAATGCCCTATCTAGTACAATAAAATGAAGGCAAACTAACATGGAGGCAATAATGGCAAAAAAAGTAACATTACCGTCAGGCGCAACAGTCACATTCAAAGATCCCAACGCACTACGCGTCAAAGATCGCAAGCGTGTTATGCGCGTGACAGATGAGGCTGAAGGTGGAGATCTATCCAAAGCAATGGCGCTCACAGACGCGTTATTGGCTATGCTGATTGAGGATTGGTCATTTGATTTGATTATCCCGTCAGTTAAGTTAGACACACTGGGCGAACTTACAATGGAAGATTACGATTTTCTAGTTGAAGAAACAAAAGAAGCGCAAAAGTCTTTGTTCCCAAAATTAGGTAAAACAGAGGAAAGTGAAGCAGACCCAAAAGCCCTTACCGACAACTTGAACGATTAAAATGGGTTATCAAAGGTGGACAAAGGCATGAAGCCTTTGTCTATCCTGATGACTATTGGTATTACTATCAGTTTGCAGATCGGTTTGGCTGGACACCTGACCAAGTAGATGATTTGCCTGCTGCAACCGCAGATTGGCTTATCTCAATTGCAGCAACAGTTGAAAGCGCAAAAGCGGAAAGGGCAAACGAGTAATGGGTGCAGTAATCGTTCGCAATCTTTCACAAGTGCTGGCTGGATTAGAGGTTCAAGAAGATCTACTTGAACAGGCTGCGCAAACTGCAATTGCTACTGCGGGTTTTGCTATCCAACGGCAAGCCCAAATCAACGCAAACACAGGAACTCACTCCAAGAAAACAGGTCACATTCCTGGGACTGGTCCAGGTCCAAACGTAGTCACTGGCGCGTTGCGCAGATCTATACGCACTGACGTCAAATACGGTTTTGGTAGTTATATTGCTGTTGTCGGGGCAAGCACTGAGTATGCTAGGGCTGTTGAATTAGGCTCACCGCGTTGGAAGAGTGGAGTAAAATACCCTTATCTAGCGCCTGCTGCTGAACAACTGATCCAAGACGGATCATTGAACAGGATCTTTACAGCAGCGTTTCTAAAAGCAGTGAGGGGATAGCGCATGGCACAAGCAATCCCACCAATTCTGGTTCAGATCCAAGCAGACGTAACTCAACTGAAGGCTGGCTTGGCTCAGGCTGAAGAAAGTATCAAAGGCATGGACGGCAGTGTTGCTACGGCAAACACTGGTATGCAAAACATGATGGCAAGTGCCAAAAAAATGGCTGCAACATTGGGTGTTGCATTTGCTGCAACTCAGATAATTCAATTTGGTAAAGACGTAGTCATGTCTGCCAGCGCTATGGAAGAGTCAATGTCCAAAGTAAACGTGGTATTTGGACAAGGCGCTCAAAAGGTATTTGACTTTGGAGACAAAGCAGCCAAGAGCATGGGTATGTCTAATCAAGCAGCGATTGAGGCAGCAGGAACTTACGGTAACTTATTTCAGGCGTTTGGTATTGGGCAAGGCAAAGCAAACGAAATGTCCACCACGCTTGTTCAACTTGCTGCTGACTTAGGATCTTTCAACAACACTTCAACCGAAGACGCAATCAACGCACTGCGCTCAGGATTGGCTGGAGAGACAGAACCATTGAAGCGATTTGGCGTGGCGCTGAATGAAGTGACATTGAAGAACAAAGCAATGGCAATGGGATTTGGCGAGATCAAAGGCGCAATGGATCCTGCAATCAAGGCTCAGGTAACTTATGCGTTGGTAATGGAACAAACCAAACTTGCGCAGGGCGATTATCAGCGCACTTCAAGCGGTACAGCAAACACAATGAAAACTTTGTCAGCGCAATTTGCTGACGCAAAAGTAGCCATTGGTCAAGCGCTGATGCCAGCGTTTACTTTATTGCTTGGCGCGTTCAAAGTGGCAATACCTCTTATCACAAGTTTAACAAAGTTTTTTAAAGAAAACTCAGACGCGCTCAAAATGTACGCAATCATTCTAGGCACTGCTGCTACTGCATTTTACGGGTACAGAGCAGCAATAATTGCAACAAAGGCTACCCAGCAACTTTACATTGTTGTTACAACGCTAATGAAAGGTGCAACACTGGCTTCAATTGCTTCAACCAACGGCATGGCTGCTTCAATGTTGGCGCTCAACGCGGCAATGAGGGCAAATCCTATTGGCTTGATTGTGACTGCGCTAACTATTGTGGGTGCAGCATTTGTTTACGCTTGGAAGAAGTCTGAAACCTTCAGAGGCATTGTCATCAAGGGTGTTCAAATTATCTTGGACGGATTTGCCTTGTTGGTTGAAGGCATTGGCAAGTTTATTGGATTGCTTGCAAAGGTTCCAGGCATGGGTTGGGCAAAAGGTATTTCTGACGGCGCCAAAAAGGCTTCAGAGTCAATCAAAGCAACAAGCAAAAATCTTTCTGATTTAAAGGGATCTGTTAAAGCGGGATATGGCGAAGGCGCGTTTACTTACGGTTCAGGCAAGACAGACAACACAGGCGGTGGCGGTACAGGCGGTAGCACAGGTGGCGCTGCTGCTGCTGCAAAAGCAGCCAAAGACAAGGCTGACAAGATTAAAAAGTCAATGGCAGACGTAGCCAAGATCTACGACAGCATGAACAAAGAGATCTTAGAGGCGCAAGAAAAGGTTGCAGAAGCAAACAAAAACCGCGATGAAGATACAGCAGAGGCGCACAAGCGCTACAACGAAACAATTGCTGACGCTGATAAAAGATTTATGGAGGCTTCAGCAGAGGCAAATGAACAATACAACGAGCGTGTTGCTAGCGTTCAAAAAAGATACGCAGAGACCAAAACAAGCCTGCACAAAAGAAACAACGAGACTATTGCCTCAGCCACAAAAGCCTACAACGAGAAGTTTGCTGATCTGCACGACAAGTATGAAGAACAGGTCAGCAAAGCGCAAGAGAATTACGCTGAAAGAAAGTTAGACATTGAAGAAGCGTACTTAGACAAAAAAGAAGATTTAACTAAAAAGCACGCTGAGACTGTTGAAAAAATCAATGCTACTTACAACGATAAATACGCTGACCTTCAAAAGCGATTTGAAGAACAATCAGTTAAGGCTCAAAAAACCTACACTGACAAAAAAGAAAGCATTGAAAAAAATTACGCAGACAAGGTTGAAGATCTTAAAAAGAACCTTGCCAATCAAACATTAAAATTAGAGTCTGATGCTGCAAAGAAATCAATAGATCTAACCAAAGCAGCAAGCGACAAACAACTCAGCATTGTTCAAGACTCAATAAACCGTTTGCGAAACGCATTTGCTTCTAAGACTGGGGCAAATCTAGGTGAGGCAATGGGTGAGGATAAGAGCGCGGGTTCACTGCTCGACAACCTCAAAGCCAAACTTTCTGGGGCAAAAGACCTTGCTCAAAATGCTGCTTTATTGCAGGGTCAGGGCTTCTCTCAGACCTTTATTGAACAAGTTGTGAGTGCTGGTCCAGAGATTGGTAATTCACTGGCAGGATCCATTCTTAATGCCTCTCCTGCCTCCATTGCAGAACTGCAAGCAACATTTGGTGAATTAGAAAAGACCTCAACCTACGGGCTTGACGCGCTGGCAACAACAATGAATTCAGGCGGCAAATTAGCCACAGACGAACTTATGAACGCGTACAGGGGCGTGTCTGAAGATCTAGCGCTTGCGCTGACTCAGGTGCAAACTGATTTAACTGAAAACTTGGCTGAGGCAAATACCAAGTATCAAGAAGCAATGACGGCAGCAGCAACGGTTCGCGCTGAAGGATTGGCAGCAGCCAAAGCAGCCTTAGATGAAGCGCTTATGTCTGCTAAAACTGCTTTTGATGAAGGTGTTGTCGCTGCAACCAAAACAATGAATGAGGCGCTTGCTGAAGCAAACAAGGCGTTGGCTGAAGGCTTGGTTGAAGCAGAAAAGGTGCGTACAAAAGCGCTGGCTGAAGCAGACGCAACTCTCAAAAAAGCGTTAGCAGAAGCAAAAAAGACTTTGGACGAAGGCTTGGTTGAGGCTGCAAAAGCACTTGCAGAAAAGATTACAGAAGCAAACAAAGATCTTGCAGAGGGATTGGCTGAAGCAGACAAAGATCTTTTGGAAGCATTGGCTGAAGCCAAAAAGGATCTTGACAAGGCGCTTGCAGCAGCAGATAAAACATACAAAGAGGCACTTGCTGCTGCGCAAAAAACTCTCACAGAGACTTTGGCGGAAGTTCAAAAAACTTACAAAGAGTCATTAGACAAGATTGCAAAGGATACAGAAGCAAGCATTGCAGCGCTCAAAGTTAAATTATCAACATTGGCTGCAACTTTGAAAGATTTGGGTGATAAACAGGCTGCAATAAACGCATTAGCCAACGCGCCTGTTTACACGCCTGTTGTTGCGCCTGTTGTTGTTCCTACAAACACTGGAACAGTCAGTACAAACACTTTGGCTGGCGTTGCTGCTGCTTCAGGCATTACTATTAACCAAACAATTACAACAACTTCATCTACTGCAAGCGAAGTGGCAAACGCTACGGTGCGCGGTATTAAATTTGGAACGCTGATGGGATATGAATAATGCCTGTTGTAACAAATAGTTATCAATTCTCTTTTGCTGGCTTGTCTTTTGGTGGCGCTGGATCTGCCTATCAAATCTTGTCTGTTGAGGGCTTAGAGGGACTTCCTGGGATCCGAAATCAAGATGACAACCGTGGCTACGCTGACGGTATGTTTTCAGGGCGCGATTTTCTAGGTGGTCGCACCATTGCAATCACTTTTCAGACTTTTGGCTCAGGGGCTACTTCAGCGCAAACCAATTTCAACACAATTCAAGCCAAATTGCTACCTCAAACTTCAGGCACAACACCTTTGTATTTTATGTTGCCACCGTCAGGGGAGCAGTTTGTCAATGCTCGCGTTCGCGTATTACGCACCTCAGTAGATCCAAATTACACCTACGGCATGATTACGTCTCAGGTTGAGTTTTTTTGCCCTGACCCAAATTACTATGACTCAACTCAGCAAACCGCTTCATTGACCGTCTCAGCGCCACCAGGGCGCACGTATGACCGCACATACAACCTTGTGTACGGTTTTGGTTCATACACAACTTTGACTAACGTGGTCAATGCTGGCTGGGCTACGACTTATCCCACAATCACAATCACTGGACCAATCACCAATCCAACTTTGGGTAACGTAACCACGGGCGACTATTTGAACCTATCGGGAACAATCACCAACACTGATAGCCTTGTGATTGATCTTCAAAACCGACTTATCACGCTGAACGGCGTATCTGCTCGCAATTTGCTATCAACAGGCACTTGGTTTGACGCACCACCAGGGACTTCGCAGTATTATTTGACAGGATCCACCACATCAGGAATTACCACGGCTACCGTTGCTTGGTATAATGCTTACATCTAGGAGAGAACAATGACGTTACGCACACCACCAAGTTGGTTACAAAACGGATCTCACCCTGCCGAAAATGACCGCTTATCAATGCAAGCAATTTATGCCACATCTGGAATTATTGGCACATCTTCTCTTGCAGTGACTCAGGCTACCGCGCCAGCAATGGCGGTTCAAGTTGCAGCAGGCTGGGGCGCAATTGTTGGAAGTTTTACAACCAACATGGGCGTGTATCAATTCTACAATGATGCTGCTGCTCAACTTACGGTCACTACCGCAAACCCTTCTAACCCTAGAATTGACAAAGTTGTTGTTACTATCTCAGACGCTTACTACACAGGCGCGTCCAATACTGTTGCTTTTCAAGTCATTGCGGGTACGGCTGCTGTTTCTCCAGTAGCACCAACAACGCCTACTGACTCTCTATCATTAGCCACCATTGCGGTTGCAGCAGGCGCAACCTCAATTACCAACGCAAACATTACAGATACACGCGTAAACGTAACAACAAATCTTCCTGTTGGAGATCTAACTGAGGTTGCTGCTGGCACAGGTATTACCGTCACAAGCGGCACTGGTCCAATCCCAAGCGTGGCGCTGACAACACCCGTTGCAGTAGCAAACGGCGGTACAGGCATTACATCATTTGGAACAGGCATAGCAACGTTTTTGGGCACACCAACGTCTGCCAACCTTGCTGCTGCCTTAACTGACGAGACAGGAACGGGTGCGGCTGTATTTGCAGGTGCGCCAACATTAACTGGTACAGTAACCGCATCAGGAGATATAACATTATCTGCTTCTGGTGCATTTGGAAGCATTAAAGATTTTCAAACGCTTATACTTATGAGCGCACTCTAAGAAAGGGAGTAATGTAAATGGCAACAACAACAAAAGTATTGGCAAGAACGGCAGCCTCACTTACTACAACAACAGTTTTATACACGGTTCCTGCTTCAACAACCACCGTTGTGAGTAACATTGCAGTTACAAACACCGCTGCAACGGCAGGTACATTCACTTTGGCGCTTGGTCCAAGCGCAGGTCAAATTGCTTTACACACAACTACGGCTATTGCCGCTAATGCAACTGTTTACATTGATTTGAAACAAGTGTTAAACACTACAAACACAATCACAGGTGGCGCAAGCGCAACTACAATCAATTTTCACATCTCAGGCGTAGAAATTTCATAAGGAGATTTATTATGGGTTCAAGCACAGTACCTGCCGCTAGTGGTGGCGCAACGCAAAC